GCGATCTTGCCAGAGTTCGACGGATACACCTACGAGAACGTCAGCGGGGCTTCTGGTGCCAGCAGGGACACAAGGGATATCAGAGCCATGATAGAGGACATCTTCGACTTTACCGCGAGGGGATTCCTGATCCCGTCCGTGTTGGTCAACGGCTCTGTCGAGGGGACGGCGGATGCCAACACACGCTTCCTCACAAACTGCATCGACCCTCTTGCGGACCAACTCCAAGAGGAAATCAACCGGAAGCGGTACGGGTATGAAGGCTGGAGCCGAGGGAACTTCCTTCGGATTGACACATCTAGCATCATTCACTTCGACATTTTCGCCAACGCGGCCAACGTGGAAAAGTTGGTCGGGTCCGGCGCATTCACCATCAACGACGTGCTGCGGGCGGCCAACCAGCCCCCGATTACAGAGCCGTGGGGCGATGAACACTTTATGACCTTGAATATAGCCACCATGGGGGAAGCAACCCGAAACCTGAGCACGAGAGGGGAGTGATACAACATGAGAAATTACTATGCAATCCAGCAAGCCGATAGAGCGGCGGATATCTACATTTTCGGCGACATCGTACCATTCGAGTTTTTTGATGGAGATGTATCTGCAAACGGAATCCGTCGCGAGATCGAGGCGCTCGAGGTTGACGAAATCCGCGTTCACATCGACAGCTACGGTGGATCCGTTTCGGAAGGGTGGGCGATTTACAATGCACTCCGGCAACACCAGGCTAAGGTTGTGACATACGGGGATGGATTTGTTGCCAGCGCGGCCCTCTATCCGTTCCTGGCTGGCGATGAAAGAATCGCGTCCAATCTGTCCGCCTACTACCTCCACCAAGTGATGATGAGCGCCGAGGGCTACGCCAAAGACCTACGCGCTGCGGCGGATGAAGCGGATTTCATGACCGACGTTGGAATCAATGCATTCGTCGAGCGGGCCGGTATGGATGCTGATACCGTCCGCCAACTGATGGAGGCGGAGACGTGGTTGACGCCTGCGCAGGCGCTGGAGTACGGCCTTGCTACGGCCATTACCGCAGACCCATCAGCTCCTGTAGCCCAGACAGCCAAGCGAGACATTATCCAGCGAGTGTTTTCTGAGGCACCCGCGCAGGAGAAACCCCAAGGGGAACCCGGGAAAGAAACGCCCGTTCCTATCAACCCCGTCATGAAACTTTTCGACAACAGAAAGGAGAATTGATTCGAGATGAGAAATAATGACGCTCTGACCCGGGACGAGATCCGGGCCAAAATTCAGCAGGCCATCAAGGATGGCAACACCGATGAATTCTCGGTCGCCTTTGACGAGATGATTCAGAACATCGGAGACGATGTGCAGCAGAGAGCTGCTGCTCAGGTGGAGGAGATGAAGCAGGGGCTTGACACTTCTGTACTCACTGCCCGCGGCGTGCGCCAGCTCACCAGCAAGGAGAAGGTCTTCTATCAGAAGCTCATCGGCGCCATGAAGGAAAAGGATCCCCGCCAGGCTCTGAACAACCTGGATGTGGTGATGCCTGAGACCGTCATTGACGCCGTCTTTGACGAACTGCAGACTTCCCACCCCCTGCTGAGCCGGATCCAGTTTGTAAATACTCGCGGCGCAATCCGCATGATGATGAACACCAACGGCTATCAGGAAGCCGCTTGGGGCCAGCTGTGCGACGAAATTGTCCAGGAACTGACCTCTGGGTTTAAGGAAGTCGATACCAGCCTGCTGAAGCTGTCCGCGTTTATGCCGGTGTGCAAGGCCATGCTGGACCTGGGCCCCGAGTGGCTGGATGACTTTGTCCGCCAGGTGCTCTATGAAGCCTATGCCAACGGCATGGAAGCTGGCATTGTGGCTGGTGACGGCAACGGCAAGCCCATCGGTATGAATCGCCAGGTTGGCGACAATGTGACCGTTACTGGCGGTGCTTATCCTGCTAAGTCTCCCATCTCGGTGACTGACCTGTCTCCCACCACTGTGGGTAATCTGCTGGCTCTGATGGCCGTAGACCCCAACGGCAAGGCCCGTGTGGTGCGTGATGTGATCCTGGTGGTTAACCCCGTGGATTATTTCCAGCGGATCATGCCGGCCACCACCCTGATGGGCCCCGATGGCGCTTATCGCAACGATGTGATGCCCTATCCCATGAGCGTGATCCAGTCTCCCGCTGTGGAGCAGGGACGGGCGATCATTGGTCTGGGATACAAGTACTTCGCCGCTATTGGCTCTGCCCGTGACGGCCAGATTGAGTATTCCGATCACTATCACTTCCTGGAGGATGAGCGCGTTTACCTCATTAAGGGCTATGCCAATGGCTTCCCCATGGATAACAACGCTTTCTTCGTCCTGGACATCTCCGCCATCCAGCCCGCCGTGTGGAAGGTGCAGCAGGTCGCAGCCCCCACTGCTTCCGATGTGGATGATCTGGCAGACCTGCGGATCGGTGGCCTGACCCTGTCCCCCGCATTCTCCGCGACTAAGCTGACCGGGTACACTGCGGCCACCACCAATGCTACCAATACGGTTATGGCGATCCCCGCCGATGCAAACGCCACCATCGAGATCACCAACAAGGGTCCCGGCGATGAAGCCGCTACTCCCGTCATCAACGGACGGGCCGTGACTTGGAAGACTGGCGCCAACACGCTGACTGTCAAGGTGACTGCCGAAAACGGCACCGCCAATCAGTCTTACGTGGTAACCGTGACGAAGTCTTAACGCCATGGCGGCAAATCGTGACAGCTTACCTGACGGCCTGCTGTCCGATGTGAAGAATTACCTCAACATCACCTGGGACGATGAGGCAACGGATACCAAAATATCCGGCCTCATCGCCGCCGGGATGGTGTACCTGAACGGAAAGTACGGGGAAGAGGCTGACTACACGGCGGACGGTATGCCCAGGACTCTCCTAATGGAGTATGTGAGATACGCCAGAGACAGCGCGCTGGACGTTTTTGAAAACAATTTCCAGGCGTTGATTTTGGGAATGCAGAACGACAAGGCGGTGAGTATCTATGCCGTGGAAAGCGCCGTACAGGGCCAATAACGCAATCACCCAAAGTTACAACGATGGTGTTGTGTCTATCTATACGGTGGAAGACGTTGCACAGCCTGGGTACCAGCCAAAACCTGAAAAGACGTTGAAAGTTGTACTTAGATATGAAGAACAACGTCTTGGGATCCAGCGGTATTACAGTGCAAGGCAAAATCAGATTGACGTGCAGCGGGTGATCCGCGTGCAGAAGTCTGTCCCCATCAACAACCAGGATTTGGCGGAGACGGAAGACGGGCGTAAATATCGGATCGACCTTGTGCAGTCGGTGTCGGACGTTTTCCCAGCGTCCTTGGATCTCACACTTGCAGCGGTAAAACAGGGAGTTGATACGGGTGGCTAAATGGTACGAAATTATTATTGCTGCACACACTGCCGTGACGGATGCAGTTAGCCACAACGCAAGGCTCAAGTCTGATCGATACTTTGTCTGGGGCGAGCAAGGCGCGAACGATCTGGAAGCTAGCAATGTGCACGCGGAAAAGGCCGTACAGGGATATACCGACCTCTACACAAAGGAGGAATTCGATCCATGGGTGGAAGATTTTGAGGCATCCATGGACAATTACGGGATTGTCTGGGCGCTCAACTCCACGCAGTACGAAGAGGAAACGGGATTCACCCATTACGAATGGTATTGGGAGGTGACAGACGATGCCGAAGGCTAAGGTAACGACCAATGCAATCAATGAGTACCTCCAAATCATTCGATCTCTAGGTGAGAACGCAGATGACGTAGTCAAAAAGGCCGTGTATGAGGGGAGTGCCATCATTGCTAACCAGGTATCCGCCAACATTAGCGCTATTCCCATCGATGAAAGCTGGGGCACAGAAAGCCACCCCAAAAATGGAATTACGGCTGTGGAGAAAGCTGGGCTACAGGATTCGTTCGGTATTGCGGATATGCAGGATGATAACGGTTTCATCAATACCTTGATCGGCTTCCAGCAACCGGATTACAACGCAAACGGCAAGGCAAATATCATGATTGCGAGAGCCACGCAGTCTGGAACCTCGTTTTCGAGAAAAATTCCATTCTTTGCAAACGCGCTTCGAGCTACTAGAGGACAAGCCAGAGAACGGATGGTCCAGGTAGCGGAAGAAGAACTCAAAAAACTTTCGAAAGGATGATCGCATATGGCAATCGTTGGATTATCCAACCCCATCTATTCTATCTATGGCAATGTCGGAACCAACGTGTACTACTACGGCGGCGGTTCTGCCGGGAAGGCCGTGGAATGGTCCATCGAGCTGGAGGAAAACGACGATAACAGCTTTTACGCCGATAACGGCGTGGCTGAGTCCTACAATTCCTTTGCTGGCGGCACGCTGACCATTTCCACCGACGATCTCACCCAGGAGGTTAGCAAGGCCATCCTTGGCGTCACCGAGCGCAGCCTGTCCGATGTCCCTGGCATCACCGACGAAAACGCCACCGAGCTGGTGTTCGATGACAACCAGACCATTCCCTATCTTGGCTACGGCGTGATTGTAAAGCACATTAAGGACAATCAAACGCTATGGACTGCCATTGCTCTAAACAAGATCATTTTCTCCAACGTGAACGATACCGCCACCACTCAGGGCGAGACCATCGAGTGGCAGGCTCCGGAACTCACTGCCACCATCATGCGCGATGATTCCGAGACTCACGGTTGGAAGAAGCAGGCGACCTTTACCACGCAGGCCCAGGCGATTTCCTACCTGAACTATGCGCTCAATGTCGGTGCGGCTCAGCCTACTCTTGGCTCCCTGTCTGTACAGTCCGCCGCCGGGACTGCCGATGGGACTACTGCGCTTACTGTAACGCCCAAACTCACTGCGGGCAACCGTTACATGATCCAGACTGCATCCACTGTTACGCTTCCTACCAGCTTCGGTGAGACGGTTGGCACCGGTTGGACTAGCTGGGATGGCACAAGCGACGTAACGGCAACCACCGGCAATGAAATCGGTGTAGTGGAGGTTAGCACCACCAACCAGGCAATCAAGGCCGGAAAGACTACTGTTACGGCCAAGGAGGCGAGCTAATGCGGCTCGGGACTGTAAATATTGGTGGCGACAAGTATCCGGCGTGTTTCTCGGCACGAATTATGCTGGAGCTTGAAAGCGAAGGGGACAGCGTACAGGAAAAGTTGTCCAAGATCGCCGACAGCGGCAGAATGTCGGAACTTCTCCCGATCCTTCATAAGATGATTGTTTCCGGGCATCGTTACGCGGAACGGCACGGCATCGAAAATCCCGGGGAAATATCCTATGACGATTTCGTCGATGACATCGGGCCGGACGATTTCGATGGCCTTTTTAAGGCCACGTTTGACATCATCAAGAATACCGGGGAAACCACCGTGGAGGCGGCACCCCCAAAAAACGTAGAAGGAACCAGGCGGGCGGCGAAATAACTGCCGCCTGGTTCCTGTGGTATGGATTGAAAATAGGGCTGTCCATGGAGGAGACGATGGATATGCCGTTTGGGCTGTTGCTGGATTTGATCGCGGTTCAGCAGATCAAAGAAGAAGATGCACGCCTCAAACCAAAACATAGAACCCAAGAACAGGAGCTGGATCGGCTTCTGACTATGCAGTGAGGGGGTGAGATTGTGGCAACAGATGTATCTATTCGAGTCGGCGTAGATGGCGAGAAAGAGTTCCGATCCGCGCTGAACGGGATCAATTCACAACTAAAAAACCTCGGCAGCGAAATGAAGGCGGCGGTATCGCCTATGAACGACATGGACGATGCAGAAGGTCGCGCCGCAAAACAGGCCGATATACTTGGACGGTCCATGGAGGCGCAACGGCAAAAAATCAGCGTTCTGACCGCCCAGTACGACCGCCAAATAGCTAAGCTGGATGAATTAGCCCGGGCTGCGGACGATGCGGCAAACGGTCAGTATGACAGCCAAGAGGAAATGATACAGGCTGTCACAAAAGCGAATAACGCCTATAATCGCCAGCAGAAAGTGGTCAACGATTTAGGCACTCAAATCAATAATGCCACCGCAGACCTTAACAAAATGGAAAAGGAAATGCGGGACATCGACAGCGCCGCTGACAAGGCCAGCAATGCAATGGATGATCTCGGAGACTCCGCCCAAGGTATTGGCGGAAAGTTGTCCGGTGCATTTGACGGACTGAAAGGCTCTCTGCTCGGGGGCGGTATTGCTGGTGCTGTTTCTGGATTCGTTCAATCCGCTATCTCGGGGATTCAGAATCTTGTGAACGAAACCATGGAATACAACAAAATCATGGGGACGTTGGAAGTTTCTTCTCAGTTGGCGGGGTATTCTGCGGAGCAAACGGCTCAATCGTACAACCAGCTATATGCCATAATCGGGGATCAGCAGGCGAGCGCCACTGCGTTATCTAACCTCCAGGCCCTCGGGCTATCTCAACAGGATCTTACTGTGATGATTGATGGCACCATTGGCGCTTGGGCAAAATACGGCGATTCCATCCCGATTGATTCCCTATCTGAGGCAGTGAACGAAACCGTGAAGACGGGTACAGTTACCGGCACTTTCGCCGATGTCCTCAACTGGGCCGCTCAGGCTGCCGGGAACGCTGGGACAGCCGAGGATGAATTTAACGCCAAATTACAATCCACCCAAGACCCCGCAGAACGTGCGCGGATGGTTATGGATGAGTTGGCCAGACAGGGCTTACCAGGCCTGGCCGAGGCTTTCCGGGAAACCAACCCGGAAATCGTAGCTATGAACGAAGCCAACGCCCATCTGCAAGAGGCTCTCGGCACTATTGGTGAATTGCTTACCCCTATTGTGGCAGGGGTGACCGAGGCGATCGCCGGATTGCTGGAGGCTCTCGCGCCTGTTGGCGAAACGTTTATCAGCGTGTTCCAGGGGGCGATGGAGTTAGTAGCGCCCATCGTTGAGCAGCTAAAAGCATCTTTCGAGGGCGTTAAAGAAGCCATCAACAACGCATTTACTCCGGAGCAGCAGGAAGCAATCGGGAACTTCTTCCGGACTCTCGGCGAGGTAATTATTGCCGTACCGTTTGCCGTGCTCACCGGCGCAATCCAGCTTGTAATTGCGGCCTTCCAGGGGTTGGTAACGATTATCGGCGCGGTGGTCGGATTCTTTACGGAAACGTTGCCATCCGCCATTCAAACGGTAATCGAATGGTTCTCTCAGCTCCCCAGTCGTATCGCTGAATTCTTTTCCCAGATTATCAGCAACGTTGGTACATGGGCAAGCAACCTTGTTACCAACATGGGGAACGCCGCAAGCAATGCTATCAATGCTGTTGTAAACTTCTTTTCTGAACTTCCCGGAAAGATAGCTAATTTCTTCTCCCAGGTGATTTCCAACGTTGCTAGTTGGGCAAGCAACCTTATTTCCAACATGAGCAACGCGGCGAGTAACGCCATCAATGCGGTGATCAACTTTTTCCAGCAGCTTCCCGGCAGAATCGCCGATTTCCTGTCTCAGGTAATCTCTAGAATCACGCAATGGGCATCCGATATGGCAAACAAAGCCAGAGAGGGCGCACGGAACGTGGTGCAAAATGTAACCTCCACGCTCCGAGAACTCCCGAGCAAGGTGCTTTCCATTGGTAAGGACGTAGTCACCGGGTTGTGGAACGGCATTTCCTCCGCTGGCAGCTGGATTAGAAGCAAAATCTCCGGATGGTGCTCTGGAATCATCAATAGCATCAAGAGCTTTTTCCACATTGGCTCTCCGTCCAAGCTGATGCGGGATGAGATCGGTAAATGGTTGCCTCGCGGTATGGCTGAGGGCATCGAGGACGAAACAAAATCTGCCGTTAAGGCTGCGCAGAAGATGGGCAGCGCTGTTATGAGCGCCGCCGCACTGGGCGATATTTCGTCCACGATGAATTACGGCGCATCCCTCGTTTCCCGGCCGTCCACCAGCGCCGCCTCCGCACTCATGCGGGCTGCAGCTGTGGCGGCTGGTTCTGGCGGTGCGGGGCGCGAGATGTACCACGTGGAGATTCCGCTGACAATTAACGGCAAGGAATTTTACCGGGCCACGTTCCCCGACCTTCGAGCCGCACTCAATGGCAACGCTCGACGCACGGCCAAAACGTCCCTGGTTTGATGGAGGTGTTATAGATGCGGGCAAAGCTTATTCTCAATGGCACCGACATCTCCGGCTATCTGGCGGAGAGCGGAATTGCGCAATCTCCCATCTACCGGCAGGAGAGCAGCGTGGTCACCATGGATGGCATCGAGCACCGCAGCAACATTCGCAAGGTGCAGCTTGATGTTGAGTTCGCCCGGATGCGGGCGGAAAACGCCTATGCTATCGCCGACCTTATTACACAGCCATCCACGGTGACCTACCTGGACCTGGACGGCACAGAAAAAACCAAAGTGTTCTGGGTGGAGGGCCCGGAGATGACCCAGGAGAAGGTGGAATCCGGAATCACTTGGGTTGAGGGCGGCTCTATGACTCTGGTGGAGAGGTGACGCTATGCATGCAGTAAGAGATCTATTCAACCAGATTTTCGAGAACCCCGGCCACTGGACCGAGGTAAAACTGAACATTGCGGGCCAGGAATACACGCAATCAAACATCATTTCCGTTTCCATCTCTGGGGGGTTGTTCGACTCCCCGGGGATTGGGAACGTGAACGCCCGGCAAATCGATATGGAAATCATTCCTATCGGAACCATTCCACGGCAAGCGCAAATCCAGGTGTTTGCCAGGGTATGCGTGGACAATTTGCAGAGTGAGTGGATACCGAAGGGTGTGTTTTTCTTCTCCACACGGGAGATGGATAAAGTATCCGGCATCCTCACGGTAACCGGCTACGATGCCATGCTCAAAGCCGAAAACGTCTGGCTCAACGAGGACTATGTATACGATAACTGGCCCATGCCCCAGGAAACCGCTGTGGCGGACATTGCCCAACGTATGGGCGTTTCGGTGGATCCCCGTACGGTTCTCTCCGATGATTTCCCCGTTGAGTACCCCGTGGACGAAGAAGGGGACCTAACTATGCGGGAGGCGTTGTCCTTCATTGCCGTTTCCGACGCTGGAAACTGGATCATCACCGACGAAGGGAAGCTGCGATTGATCCGCTTCGGGGACATCCCAGAGCAAGCGGGTTACTTGGTGACGGAGTACGGCCAGCCCATCCAGTTTGCGGGGGAGGTGTTGATCCTTGTCTGACTCTATTTTTCTTGGGTCCCGAGCAGGCAGTTTGGACATCGGTGACATCCCGGCCAACATCTCTCGCGTGAATCTCAGCGTGGACAGCGAGACCTATTACACCGCAGGAAATGACACGGGGCGAACGCTGGAGGTCACCTGTGCCTGGGCATCTCAGGCTATGGCGAACTCCATCCTCGCCGCTGTGCAGAATGTGGAGTACCAACCCTACACCGCAGGGGAGGCCCTGATGGACCCATCGGCGGAGATTGGGGATGGTGTTGTCGTTGGCGGGATCTATTCCGTTGTCGCCAACGAAAACATGTCATTTTCCCGCCTATATAATTCCGAGATATCCGCGCCTGACCTGGACGAGGTGGATGATGAGTATCCCTATGAATCCCTAGAGCGCCGGCAGTACGACCGAGAACTGGCCAGAACGCGGTCCCTGATATCCAAGTCCTCTAGCGAAATCCTCCTACAGGTTGAGGGGATAGCAAGAGGTTTAGAAGGTCAGATATCCAGTATTTCCGTTAAGTTGGATTCTATCACGCTTTCGGTATCCAACGGGTCAACATCGTCTACCATCGAGTTGAAAGCTGGAGAGACCACGATTTCCAGCGAAACCATTCAAATGGATGGCCTCGTTACTTTTACCGGCTTGTCCTCCGGTACAACTACCATCAATGGTGCCTGTATCAAAACTGGCCAGATTGACGCGGACCGTCTGAATCTCACGGGGGCCATTACATTTTCCGACCTGTCCAGCTCCGTCCAGGGGGATATCAACGACGCGCAGAGCACGGCAAACAGCGCGTACAGCCTGGCAAACGCGGCCAACAACACTGCCAACAACGCAGAAGATAAGGTCGAGGCGTGGAGCTATCGGGGCACCACATACATTGACGGCTCAAAAATCCAAACCGGCACCGTGGAGGCATCCATACTTAGAGGCGGAACGGTGGAACTGTTGGCGTCTGGAGGGAGCACGGTTGGCTCCATCGAAATTACATCCACGACCACCGGCGTTGGCCTGGAATTCGTTACGAACCGCGGCGGTATGCGCATGACATCTGCCGGTAACTGGTGGGTGGACACCACAAATTGTTCGTTTGGCACAACGTCCACGGGCCGGTTTTCGTTCAGCGACTCCCCGACGCCCAGTTCCGATGGGTCTGTAACCCTCGGGCGCAGCACAGTTCGGTGGGGGGACGTGTATTCCGTCAACGCGGCCATAAACACGTCCGACCTCAATTTCAAAAAAGACGTGGAATACGGGCTGGACCGCTTCCTTTCTGTGTTCGACGCGCTGCGCCCGGTTTCGTTCAAATTCATCGACGGACAAAGCGACCGTACCCACATGGGGATTATCGCGCAGGACCTCGAGGAAACTCTGTCGGAGCTGAACATCCCAACGAAGGACTTCGCGGCGTTCATTAAATCCTGGGGGACCGATGAAGAAACCAAAGAAAGCGGATACCGCTACGCAATCCGATACGGCGAATTCATCCCGTTGCTGATCTACCAGGTACAGAAGATAAAGGAAGCCTTAAAGGACAAAGGAGTGATTTCTTGACATGACGAAGATGCAGGAATATTTAGACCAGGCGTTTAAATACATCTCCGCCATCCCCGTATCTGGGGAACAGGTGGAGATCATGGCGCGGGCCAGGGAGTTGCTCCGGATGGCCTATGCTGAGGCTGGAAAGGACGCAGCGGAGGTGAAAGAGGATGGCTAATGTACCAAAGGCGATTACCGACTTGCCGGTAGCCTCCGCCATGGGGGACGATGATCTGCTCGTTGTCTCCCAGAATGCAACCACATCCAGCATCAAAGGGGAGCTTATCAAGGGGTACGCCCAAAATGCAGTTGCGTCTCAGGTAACAGCCGCCCAAACCGCAGCGAACCAGGCTGGCCAATCCGCCACCCAGGCTGAGGCAGCCAGACAGGGCGCGGCGGCGGCACAGACCGCGGCGGAAAACGCCCAGGACGCAGCGGAAACGGCGAGGGACCAATCCGTTGCCGCTGCCGGAACCATCGGGGATTCCGTGGAGCAGGCGCAGACAGCAGCCAGTCAGGCATCCAGCGCTAAGGATGCCGCTGTTGCTGCCCAGACCGCCGCAGAGACCGCGAAAACATCAGCAGAAACAGCCAGCGGGCAGGCCCAAACAGCAGCCACCCAGGCATCTGGGAGTGCTACTGCTGCGCAAACTGCGGCGACCCAGGCAGGCGACGCAAAGACAGATGCTGAGACCGCCCGCAATGAGGCGGAGACATCCGCGTCTTCTGCCGCGAATTCTGCCTATGATGCCGAGAGCGCGGCCACGGAAGCGGAACAGGCAAAAACTTACATCGAAAATATGGACATGGAGGGGGAGACGCTCCCGGCGGGATCCTCCGTTACCGTGACAAAAACCACCTCTCCCGAGGGGAACTTGCTGTTTGTAATTGGGGTTCCCCAGGGCACCCAAGGCGACAAGGGCGACACCGGTGAAACTGGCGCAACTGGTCCCCAGGGCGTAAGTATCACCAACGCAACCGTCAACGAGGACGGAGACCTGGTGATTACCCTCTCTGCCGGGGAACCCATCAACGCTGGGTCTGTCATTGGCCCCCAGGGCATCCAGGGTGAGGTTGGCCCCACCGGCGCGAGCGTAGACCATATCGAGCGCACGTCCGGCACTGGCGCGCCTGGTACCACGGATACCTATACCGTATACCTCACTGACGGGCAGACCGGCGGTACATTCCAGGTTTACAACGGATCCAACGGTACCGGCTCCGGTGATTTCATGGCGGATGGGTCGGTGCCGATGGCGGGGGATCTCCAGATGGGCGGACATGCGGTAACAGGCATGGCAGATGGTACAGATCCCACAGACGGTGCCACAGTTGGTCAGCTGGCTGGAAAGCTGGATTCCCCGGACGGCGGCACGGCGGGGCAGGTACTGACCAAGACAGCGGATGGAAGTGCGTGGGAAAACGCGCCTAGTGGTCTCCCTGATGGTGGCACCGAAGGGCAGATGCTGTATAAGACCGCTGACGGGACTGAGTGGGGAGATAAGCCGGTGATGGTGGTGACTCTTGCCGAAGGAGAAAGTGGACTCACATCCAATAAAACTGTGGCAGAAATTAAAGAGGCCCATTTAAATGGGTTCTATATTTTTGTGAATTATAGTATTGGAGGGTACGACAAACTTCTCCCTCTTTTTGCAGCTAAATATATAGAAACAGACGAACCGTCGTTCGATTTCGTGTCTTATACGTACTCGCATACTGGCAGAATTTTAACCGTACTTGATATCGCGGAAATAAAGATCTACACAATTGATGGAAAAGATGATACTCGGCTTGATGCTTATAGTGGCGGATTGTTTCCTCTGATCGGAGGGAATCAAGGCGAAATCCTATATTTGGCGAATGATGATACGGCACATTGGGGTCCCGCACCAAAAGGGATCCCTGATGGCGGCACCACCGGCCAAGTGCTCACCAAGACCTCCACAGGTGAAGAATGGTCTGACGCACCCAGTGGGTTACCTGAAGGGGGTACCGAAGGTCAGGTTATCAAAAAGGGCGCTAGTGGCGCGGAGTGGTCGAACCCGGTCGGAAGGGCAGACGGAACGGGAGAAATTTTCAACGATTACGAAAACAACGCAGCATCCGGTAATTATGCGCATGCAGAGGGCCGTTTTTCATATGCGGACGGAACTTGCGCTCATTCCGAAGGGACTAGTTCTCGTGCGTCTGGTGATTATTCCCACTCCGAAGGGTATAGCAACACTGCGTCTGGCGGACGTTCCCACGCCGAGGGGTACTCGACAACGGCGTCCGCTTTTGATTCGCATTCAGAGGGTAATGGGACCATAGCTAGCGGCGCACAACAGCATGTTCAAGGAAGATACAATGTTTCGGATCCTAGATACGCTCACATTGTTGGGAACGGATCCTCTGCATCCGCCCGTTCTAACGCTCACACACTCGATTGGGATGGCAACGCATGGTTTGCTGGGGATGTATTTGTCGGCGGAACCAGTCAATTCAGCAGTGAGAAGCTAATGAAAGAGCCCACCGGCACCCAAGGCCAACTCCTCGGCTTCACCGCAGACAACACGGTTGGCGCTGTGGATGCGCCTGAAAGCGGTCTCACTCAGGAGCAGGCGGATGATAGGTATTTGCAGTTGACGGGGGGAGAACTAAATGATAATGCAATTTTTCAGCTTCCGGGGGATAATGGCTCACTCTATCTAGGCGGGAGAAATAATGTTCCAAACGTGGGAATGTATGCTGGCTCAAGTGGGTACATCACGCTACATGACAACACTATGGGTAATGTTAATATTAGAGGCGTCAGATCACCTGAATTTGATTATGACGCCGCCAACAAAGCCTACGTCGACTCCAAGTCGCCCACCTCCGTCACCGTCACCCTTACTGTGGATGGGTGGACAAACAAGAGGGCATCATTTGAGCCTGGCGGGGAGACATTAGGACATCAGCAGACCGTCACAGTCTCCGGTGTGTCTGCAACTGAGACCGCACAACTCATTACGCCAACTCCCGCCATTGCCTCCCAGTCTGCGTATTATGAGGCCGGGATCATGTGTACTGGGCAGGCTGCAAACAGGTTGACATTTACATGCCAGACTGTACCTACAAGCAATCTGACTGTGTATGTCGTGATTCAGCCGTTGAGCTGATAGGAGGTGTGGTATGATTCAGAATCCTAGTGTTGGGGGTAGCGGGGGAAGCGCGGAGAATGTACCCGTGGTGTTCTCCACGTCCGGTGTCAATGCCCCCGTCCAAATCATATACACTACTGTAGAAAACGGATGTGTAGTATTTAAGAACGAAACCAAAGGCGGCGGAGTCGGTACTATCTACGCACTGAAAGGGTCGGTTTTGTATTGCACAGTGGATTCCGTCTATGGGATCTTGCTGAATATTTCCAGCGGCGGGACATTTGTTTCATCCGGTACATATGAAGGTCTTTACGCACGAGATTACGATTTTAGGGTTTATCAGGTGACTGGATGATGGAAATGTTGATTACGTTGATATCCGTCGCCCTCGGATCCTCCGGCCTATCCGCCATCATCGTAGCAATCCTCAACCACCACTGGGCTAAGAAAAGAGGGACATCCACAAAGCTGGATGCCCTCTGCGAGGCCCAAAAAGTGCTCATGATTGATGGGGTTCGACGGCTGGGCGAATCCTACATAATCCGGGGGTATATCACCCTGGACGAAAAAGAAAGTCTAGCCGAAATGTACGAGGCATATAAACGCCTGGGCGGGAACGGGCACCTAAAAACCGTTATGGAGGAAGTGCATCGCCTCCCCGTCCGGGAGAAAGGAGCTGATGATAAATGAGTGAGAAATGGAAACTGTGGTGGAAGGCCGCCGGAGTCCGGGCTGTGAAAACCATTGCCCAAACCTGCATCGCCACCATCGGAGCATCCGCCCTGTTGAGTGATGTGAACTGGATTACCGTGCTCTCCACCGCCGTCCTGGCCGGTGTGCTGTCCCTGCTGACTTCTGTTGCGGGGCTTCCGGAGGTAAAGCAGGAGGTGAGCACGAATGAGTAACAGTAAGCTTGTCGTGTACACCAAGCTGTCCCCTCACTGCACGAAGCCTCGCCAGGGGACAATCAAGGGCATCTCCATCCATACGATGGCTGGCCCTGGCAGTGTAGAGGGCTGCGGTCAAGTGTTCCAGACCTCAGAGGCATCCTCTCACTACGGCATCGGGCCGGATGGCCGCATCGGACAGTACGTGCTCGAGGAGAACCGGGCCTGGTGCTGCTCCCATAAGGTGGACCATGAGGTTGTGACCATCGAGGTATCCAGTATCCAGAGCTACCAGGAGCCTTATGAATGTACGGAAGCCGCCTTCGAGAGCCTGATCGACTTGTGTGTGGACATCTGCCAGCGAAACGGCATCGAGAAATTGATCTGGAAGGAAGGTAAGCAGTATTGCCCCGCCTTTACCGGAAACTGGGCGGTGTGCAACATGGTCCCCCACCGGTATACCACGGACAAAGGCAAGTCGTGCCCTGGCAACTACTTATTTGGCAAATATGGCGAAATCGCAGAGCGTGTGAACGCTCGACTGAAAGGAGAAGATGAGGATATGGATATCAACAAACTGCTGTCCGAGATGACCAACGAACAGGCGTACGAACTGGTAAAGAAGGCCGAGATTCACGCCGCGACCCTGCCGGATGATGACTGGTCCCAAAAGGAGGGCTGGTGGGAGAAGGCGAAGGAGGCTGGCGTCTCCGATGGTTCCTCCCCTGTCCGCCACATGAAGCGCAACGAGGTTGTGGCCATCCTCGGCAGACTGGGGTTGCTGAAATGATCATACACAACCCCGAGAACCTGCCGGAGGAAATCGTCCAGGCAGCCATCCAGATGATGGAGCAGGAGGAAGGGCGCAGAGTGGTGGGGCTGTCCATCCGCCGCACCGAGAATCCCGACGAATTCGGGATCACTCCCGCTTTTGAACGGGTGCCGTTCCAGCGCATCCGCCGGATCACCGGCTACCTGGTGGGCGACCTAGGGCGCTTCAACAACGCCAAGCGGGCCGAGGTGCTGGACCGGGTGAAGCACGGGATGTGAAAAAAAGAGGCCCCACCGGGCCTCTTTTTCGTGTATGCAATAGGTATGCAATAGCCAAATTTTTCGAAAATCAATTTGAAAAGGCGAGCAATAAAAAAGTTCCGAAAACCACCTGTTTAGGTTAGTTTTCGGAACTTTTGGTCCGAGTGTTGAGATTCGAACTCAAGGCCTCTTGAACCCCATACATGCCAAACCCTTTGAGCCTCAACGGTTTGCGGCTCTATTGTGTGCAATTTGTATGCAGTAGGCCAAATTCAAAGTGCGTCGGTTATTTTCCGCAAATCCTCCAAATCAACGTCCTGATAATGCCGTAGCATTTCATTCGATGTGTGCCCTATCAATTCCAGCTTGTCCTTGTCTGACCCCTTAACTCGTTTAAGCAGGGTAGCAAATGTATGGCGGCAAGAGTGCGGAGTGTACCGGTGATACCCAAATTCATTCACAGGATTTTCCACGCCGATTTTCTCAAGCACAGAGTAGAACAGATCTCGGTACTCTGCTATTGGCATCTCACTCCCGTCCGAGCGGCAAAATACGGGGCCTCCGATACGGTCTCCCCCTGGCTTTTATATCTTTTCAAGGTCGCTTCGTCTCCGTTGACCCTGGCCGCAAGGAAGAAATAGTTTCCCTCATCAGAGTATGGTATGTCAGCATAACCAAGGATATCGTCAAATGCAAGAACTGGATAGCCAGCTGGAATAGTTCCAAGGATTGGCGCTCGGTGTCTTGGTTCATATGGGATGGCGTCTTTCGGACCGGAATAATCTTCAATCAAATCTGCCTTCGATATGCCGAAATAATTGGCAAGCATTTCAATTTTGTCTATCCTTGGATACGTTTTCGCGTGGATCCAGTCTGAAAAAGTGGCCATTGGGATATTTAGTGTAGAGCAAATATCTTTGGCGGTGACCCCAGCGGATTCCATATGAATTTTGATATTCTTTGCCATAACATCTTTGTTTCCGAGAGAGGACATTTAGCACACCACCTTTGATTGCATTATACGGAACTCCCGTAATAAAGTCAAGAAAAATAAAAATAATTTCGGAAAAACCGTTGACATTTCGGTTTTACCGTAGTATTATGAGTACATGAGAAACGGAGGTGAATGAGATGGTTAAACCAAATAACCGCCCGGCTAACATGCGCATGACCTTAAAAATGGCGCGAGAGTTATGCGGGATGACGCAAAAGGATGCCGCTGAGCGAATCGGCGTGAACGAACCCACACTCGGCAATTATGAACAAGGAAAAACATACCCGGATATTCCGACGCTTCGTAAGATCGAAGAAACGTATGGAGTTAACTATAACCAGCTTATTTTTTTACCCTTGGACTTCGGTAAAACCGAAGCATAAGAATGACTCTCATAAAAAGCAAGCTTCCAGCGATGGATAAGTCCCCGCAAGAAAACCCGGAATGGGGGTGATCACCAACATGAAGTATTTTTTTTAGCGGCTTATGGTTGTGCGCTGCTTTCCATGTTCATAGTTACGAAAAAGGCTTTAGACCGCGAGAATAAAGCGGTCAATTACCCAGATAGCAATTGTGACGAAAATCGCCACAGCGGCCCAGAAATTTCCGCTCTGATAGAACTTTTTGCGAGATCTTTTCTCGCGTTCGGAACAATGAGCTTTGTCTGGTTTTCCGCCTATCTCTTTTTCCTCTGAGACCAAGAAAGCCAGGCCATCCGGGGATACGACGCGGTTATACAAAACTGGATGGATCTTACCGTCTAAGGTTCTGAATTCCATATCCTTCCCTGATTTGGACGATATGGTTATCGTTCCGTACAGGTACCCACGGCGGATACATTCGGCAAGAACTTCCGCTTCCTCTGTGCTCGCAGAAAATGGAAGATCATATCCGTCTTGCACTTTTCGAATCATATCTCGCATAGCTTGCAGAAACTCTTCTTCTGTTTCGATCATCCTGTCTTCCTCCTTCCTTTTCCGCTTGCATTTTACCACAGGAACAGGATGAGAGGCAACGGGATCGAGAAGTCTACGAAGACAGAGACATTCCCGCTAGTATGCACCAACCAAAGGAGGAGGCGATACCCACGAACCCATTCCTTGCAGCCATCCTCGTTTGGGTCGCTGTCATAGTGGCGACCGTCATCGTAAACGGAGGTACGCCATGACCTACCAGGAAATCATCACGAGCACCAAAGATGTGCTCACGCCCGCCGACATCGCTCCGGTTCTGGGGTGCGACCCGCAGAAAATCCGGGTGCAGGCGAAGCAAATCCCGGAATCCATCCCATTCCGGTTCATTTTTATCGGAAACCGTATGAAAATCCCTCGCCTCGGGTTTATCGCCTGGGCGGAGGGAAGGAAAGAGGAGGAAACACAATGAACGAATTGTTAGAAAGGAAGGCGGCTCTGGCTGAGGACACCATGATTCGGGCGATTGCTCCGGCCATGCGCAAGCGGGCTGAGGATCGTCGAAAGGCAGATCGAATTGTCCGTGTCAACCTGGCCCTTAAGAAAGTTGGGATTCCCCTGCGGGTGGTGCGATGAAGTACCGTATTTGCCGCGTGTGTGGTTTGCGGTGGAATGTGTCCGCGATTGATCCGGGCGATAAGATATACATTTGCCCCAGATGCGAAAGGACGCGTGAACGCCGTGAATGATGTATATGCTAGAACGCAAAAAAGAATGACTCGCAACTGTCGGTTGCCTGTACCGTGCGTATATTTCATTCAGGGTTGCTGCGAGTACATGGCAATCGAAAAACGAAAAAGGCCATGTAAGCCTGGGGATGAATGTACGGTAAAGAGAGAGATGGATGGGCCCAGGAAGAAAGTTTGGCCCCTCAGCGCCACAGAGGACACTATGAAAAGGCTGTATGACAGTGGACATAGCGATCCTGTGATTGCACAGGCGTGTGATGTTAGTCGCGGAATGGTCCTACGATGGCGCCAAAAAAATAATCTCCCTCCAAACGGGAGAGGAGGCCGCCCATCCCAAAATAAGTAGGAACAAATCAGAAGGAGGACTTTTAATGGAATACAACCCTTTTCCCCGTAAAGTGCAGATGGACGTTACCGCACAGATGGTCCAGAAGTGGATCAAGGACGAGGCCTTGCAAGATTTTCTGGATTACCTCACCGTAGCCAACCCATGCGTCCTGTCTGGCTATTTGACCGAACGGCAGGAACTCTTCGAGGACTGGATCCTCTCCGGGGGAGGTGCACAGTAATGGGGGTATCCGTCCTTATCCTTGGACATTCCGGATCCGGGAAATCAACGTCTCTCCGAAACTTCGATCCTGGAGAGGTCGGAGTGTTTAACGTAGCCAGTAAACCTCTACCGTTCCGTAAGCACCTCGATGTGGTGGATCGACCTAATTACGGTCTGATCGTCAAGACGATCAAGGCAAACCGTCTTAATGCCTATGTGATTGACGACGCAAACTATCTCATGGCTTTCGAGAATTTTGCACGGGCGAAAGAGACGGGATACACGAAGTTTGTGGATATGGCGTCCAATTTCGAGGCAATGCTCGAAGCCGCCAATTTCGCCAGCAAGGACACAATCACTTACTTTATGATGCACCCGGACGTGAACGATGCCGGTCGGATGAAGGCCAAAACCATCGGTAAAATGCTCGATGAGAAGTTGTGCGTTGAAGGCATGTTTCCGATCGTCCTTCTGTGCGAGAAAGGGGAGGATGGATTCTGTTTCGTGACGGAATCGGACGGCTTAACCCCGGTCAAAGCGCCTATGGGAATGTTCGAGGAAGCCCGGATTGACAATGACCTAAAGGCCGTTGATGGGATCATACGGGCCTACTGGGGACTATCTCCGTTAAAGGGAGGTGCTCCGGATGCCTGAATTTTCTCGGGGCGTGAAGGAATACATTCGTGCCCATGCCCTGGTGGAGGTTACCTTCCCCGTGGATTTTAGAGACCACGCAGAGGTTAATTGCCACCAGTGCAAGTACTACCGCCGCAGTTACAAAAAATGCGGCCTAAACGGGGAGATCTGCGAGTACCCCGACAAATATATCGGCAGCAGCTGCCCCCTCACTTTCTATTCACCTGACGAGGAAAATGACAAGGGGATTGACAAGAATGACTGAAATTGAAAAAGATCTAGACGAACTCTCAAAGTCGTTACTCAAACTCTTGCACTATCAGCAGGAGACCACGTTTTGCCTGATCGGGATTTTAGACCGAATAAGGAAAGAGTTGGATCACAAGTCATGAACTTCTATCGCTTTGATTTCGAATATATCGTTTCTATCTGAAACGGTATGGATTGTGTCCATTAAGTGTTGAAAATGAGACATATCCCGGTAATCCGCCGATGTTCGGCAGTGCGGGCAAGAAACCGCGAAATTCTCGAATTCATCTCTTGAGAACGTGACAATTTTCCCGCAATGCTTACATTTGGCTGTGAACGAAAAAAACATGAAATCACTCCCTCTTATGATTAGGTCCATTCTACCATATGAAGTAAAGATGATACAAGGAGGAAGCCAAAACATGCGAAAAGTTGATTGGAACAACGTCCAGGAAATGGGGGACTTCACCCACATTGCTCCCGGCGGCTATATCGCCGCCATCACCGAAGTGGAGGACAACGAGGCCAAGGAATACCTGATGATCTGCTGGGATTTTGTGGAGCAGCCCTACAGGGGCCGCAACACCCAGACCCATAAAGACCTTGGATACTGGCCCATGCGCTTCCCCCGCAGCTACAAGGAATCCTCCCTGGGCTATTTCAAGGCATTTAAGACCGCCCTGGAAAAGTCTAACTCCGGTTACACCTTCCGCGAGGACAACCTCCAGGACATGCGCCGGAAATACATCGGCGTGGTCATCGGAATGGAAGAGTACATTGCCAAGGATGGCACCGTGAAAACCCGTCCCACCGTCCGCCAGACCCGAAGCGTGGATTCTATCCGAAACGGAGACTTCAAGGTCCCCGAGCTGAAAACCCTCCAGAATGGCGCAAGGGCCTACGGTGGAGAAAATCCCTCCGGCTTCGCGGACATCACCGACGAACCGGACGATTCTTTGCCGTTCTGAGAAAGGAGGGTGCCCATGGAAAAACTGCTTCTCACCCGCAAGGAGGCCGCCCAGGCCCTCAATATCTCCGTAGACACCCTGGACGAACTGCGGAACAGCGGCAAACTCCGCGCCGTCAACATCGGTGCCAGGGTGTATTACTCCCCAGATGAATTGAAGTCGTTCGTCACAAAGGAAGGGCGGATATGGTGACATGATCGTCCTTTCCCTCACCGAGGAGGACAGGGCCCTCCTCCTCCCCCTCACCCCGGAGCAGCGGGACCAGGTATTCCTGGCCCTGCTCACCGGGGCTGGGGCGGGAAGTAGCTGGGGGAAGACGGAGGAAGAAACGCTGGAAGCCATCCGGCGCAGAGCCGCCCGCAGGAAGCAGAAGAGCGAGTACAGCAAACGCTACTACAGGGGGCATGTCCAAAATGCCGTCCAAAATGTTGTCCAAAATACTGTCCAAAATGGACACCCCCCTTCCCCTTCCTCTCCCTCTTCGGCCCCCTTTCTTCCCCCCTCTTCTCTCCCCC